GTGGAACACGGCGCTTGGAATACATGAGGTACATGTAGTTGTCCATAGCCGTCAGCGTCATCGCCTGTCGCCACATGGTAGCAACCGGGCTGCGCCCATACAGTTTGGATGGGCTGAACTTCATGGCGTGTAGCACCTCACCATCGAGGTAGTATTGCGTCTTGCCAGAACCCGCTGTGTTCACATAGTGGACATCCTGCAACGGAAGGCTGCATGTCTCGCACTCGTTGTTCTCATCCGTGTATGAGTATGTGCGATGACGATGCACCGGGCAAATCTTCCAACGCCCGCCACGAATGCCGCGCTTGTCTGCCACGATACGCACGAATGTCGGGTCACCACGGCTAACCTGCTTGACACGAGTGAACTCGATGTCGCCGGTCTCCTTGTCGAGGTAATACTCCTTGTGGATGATGAGGAATGCGTCATCCACGATGTTCAGGTCGAACTCGATTTCACGCATGATGTCCAAGAATGACTGGTCCTGCTCGGTGCGCTGGTCGAACAACCACTTCGGATATATGTTCTCGTCAGCATCCGGCTCACGAGTCTCACCACCACATGTTGGGCATAGCCCATCAATCTTGTACTGGAACTCGGTGGCACAGTCAACGCACTTGTGCTGAAACTTCTTCTCCCAATACAGACCACGGCGGAATATCTCCTGAACCAGCGTGTTGATGGATGTTCGGAGGATGACCGATTCCTGCATCGTCGCATACAACGCAGGGATGGTAATGCCCTGAACGAGGACAGGCTCCTGAATACCACTCTTCCAGAGTGGCATCGTTGGTGCTGGCGTCTCTCGTCGTTTGAATGGTTTGGTTAGCGTGTCGAGGAAACGCTTGATTCGCCCCTCTTCAGCCACCTACACCACCGCCAACACCCGGTTCCTCTGGTTCATCTTGTTCCTCTGGTTTGTTGCCGCTCATCGCCCGTTCCAACAGGTCTTGGATTCGTTTTGCATCATGCATAATGCCAGCCCAATGAGGGGAATCATCAGCCACTTGTTGGAGGCGTTGGAGTAAGTCGTTGGCCAAGTTGTGTGCTATCGCCATCAACTGGTCCGGCTTGTATGCGTGTGGTTGGGTAGATGCCTCGATTCCGGGCTGCACCTGACCCAGACCTTGCGCCTGTGGCCCTCCTTGTGGTAGCATGTTGTGGGGCATTACTGGGCCGCCCCCCTGCTTGAGCATAACCCACGCGTAGTTCATTGGATTCATATTGATTCCACCAACTGTTCTGCCTCGATTGCCAAGCGAATCAAAGATGGGTCGCGCCATGTCTCAACAGCCTCCGCTGATACGCCCCAGTCTGCAAGCAGTTCATCACCTTTCGTGTCTGACCAATTATCCCATTTCACCAACTTTTCAAGTTGTCCACGGCGTTGTTTGGCGATGTCACCCTTGTGTGGTGTGGTGATATATTCCAATACCGATTTTGCTTGGTGCTTCTTCATACGGATGTGTGGCAGTACTCCATTCAACACCTTGCGAATGTCTGCCTTGGAGTAGAATTGCAACCGATGTTGTGACCTCTGTGAGTCTTTATAGACCTTCAAGTCCAACTGGAGAATGCCACAATCAAGCGTCTTGTGGAGTTGTTCACAGTGGGTACGGCCCCGGTCACCTGTCGCCACCAACCCCACACGAGGCTCACCACGCTTCGTGATTGTGATATAGCCGTCAGCATCAATGAACCCGGCTGCATATGCCCAAGGGTCCTTGATTATCACACCACCATCACTCTTGCACAACATCCACTCTCGTCGCTTGGTTCCCTTGATGATACCCACTTCCTCACCGTATATCTTCAACAGCGTTCCAAGTGACGAGGCAGACAGTCGCCGCACATTGTGGCCGATGTCGCTCAAGTTGGATACTATGGAGCGAGCATCCATCTGACCATGCTTTGCCAATTGTTCGGATGACAGATGCATCCACATGGCCTCCTGCTTGGTGAGGGAGTCAATGGTATGTAGACAGTTGTTCCACTGTTTCCTAGCCAGTTCCTTGTCATTCAATGCGGCGACCCACAACTCCTTTTGAACCGAGTCCCAGTCATCATCAAACTTGTTCAGTTCCTCCAGACGGTCGATAGCCGACTGCCACAGTGAACACGCCCGCAACAACGACACCCTGCGGTCTTCCCCGAACTTCTGCAGCGACTTCAGGTTGCGGTCACTCAATCCAAGGTTCCGTATCGTGTCCTCATGGCCGTCACACCATGACAGGTTATCGATGGTTTGCTCAACCTCAAACTGCTTCATCAGTCGAATGGCGTCAATCAGGTCGTCGATTTCATCCCTGTGGTTTTTGTGGATACGCCTCTTTCCCTTCAAGTCCTTGACCAAGTCCTCGGCATTCATGCCAAAATGCATGTCGAACCACCCAACCACAGACTTTTGTTGACTACCCAACAGGGGTTTATCTGGGAACTTCTTTGGTGCCTCCAATGGTGACAACTTCCCATCACCACTTGACGGTGTTTGTGGACTATCGGTGGCTGGTCCACCAGTAATGCCCTGACCGAGTTGTGGCGGTGCGCCCTTCAACAATGGATGGAGCGCCAACTGCTTGCAGATGTCGGTGAGGTCATCATCCATGTTCGTGGTACTGAATGGTGTATCATAGTCATCTCCAACCAAAATACTACCCCACATGCCATCACCTAATCCAATATAGTAGTAGGGAACAATTCATCCAAGTCAATAATCCTCTCCCTGAACTCAGTGGTCGCCCAGTGTCCGAGGGCAAGCGCAATCACCATATCATCATGTCGCCCGATACTCTCCAACTTTCCATGCTTGCTCATACCGAACAACAACAGTTCGGTCTTGAGTTCATTCATCATAGTTCTTGAGTAGTCATCCCCGATAGGCATACGGATGTGTTCTCGCTCAAACTTCAACACCAGACCCATGAGCAGTGACTCTCGCTTGGTCTTGGATGAGATGAATGTCTTGATTGGCAGGTCGGTGTTGGCGCGCAGTTCGGTGGCGAACACGCGTTGGAAGTGGTTGGCCTCCAATTCGATGACATCTGGTCTGAACCTTGCGTTCAGGCGTTGAATCTCCATTATTTGGGTTCGGAAGTCCATTGCCTTCCGACGAATTATGTGGACTATCTCAAGGATGTCAGGCTCCTCGGCTGGTCGTCGCAGCACCATCATCACCGTGTAGTCGGCTGAACGGTCCGATGATATGGCAGGGTCCCAGCCGATGAAGTACTGGTCGTCATCGGAGCCACCCTCCTTTGGTGCCAACTTCCGACCGAGCAGAACATGATTACGGGATTCACATGGGGTAATGATGGTCGATGGGAACAGGCTGGATGAGTCATCAATCGGTTCGCATAGATACTCACGAGTGAATGCAACGGCTGGCATATCCTTTCGTCGTATATCCAACGCATCCAAGTCCCACCGCTCCGGCCACAGCGCTTCTCCACGCTCGTTGATGGCTGGGTATGTTTCGACCAGATACCCATTTTTGCTCTCAAGTTCCGTGTACAGGTCAGTGGGTGTGAACGGCGTTCCGACAATCATCAGTTGTCCAGTATGGTGAACACAAGGCACGAGGACCTCATAGAACCATGATGCTACACGCTTCAGTTCCGTGTCCGTTGTTCCCCACAGGATGTCGTCACACAGGATTATGTGGGGGTGAGCACCACGAACACCACCCCCAACTGACTTGGCGGTGATGTTGCTGCCATTCGTGAACCCGAAGAAGGTCTTCGCCCAAGCATCCTTCTTCTTCATCTTGGAGAGGAACGGCACCCCATCTATCCACTCGTTGAGGTTCCTCATGTGACGAATGGACTGGTCGAGGCTGTGGCTGAACACCATTGCCTCCGTCTTTGGATGGAAGATTACTTTCCACAGCAGGTATGACATGAACAACACGGACTTGCCGTGGTCACGAGACGCCTTCACGCAATATCGGTTGTGGGCATCTAGATTAGTGACCCACTTCGCATGGTGAGTAGACAGTTGCCAACCGAGGATGTCCTCAAAGAAGAATCGGAAGTCACGCTTCGACATCTCAAAGTCGATTTCATCAATAACATCTTTGAGTTGGTCTTCCTGCAATCAATTCACCACG